ATTATTGAACCTATTAAACGAACAACAATACATAGGTTAAATAAAAAGAAAGCTTGGGAATATGGTTATAACAAGGAACACGACGTGGTTGTTATAAGCAAAACAGGCAGGATTGGTGAAGTATATGAAATACAAAACTTAAAGATTGCACTTCCTGAAGTAAAAGAAGTGTATAGCAAACATGATAAGTGGACACCGCATGAATACCCTAGAGAGTTAAAAAATATAAAAACAATATTTGACTGGGAAACATATCCTGCTCAATTTAAAGAAACATGGCATGCGTATATTAATAGAGAATTTGCTACCTTAAGAATAGACGGTCTGGATTTAGCTTCATGTCAAGCAGCGAGACAGTTAATCAAGCTACAATCTCTTCAGATGCTAGATTCGGAATCTTATCGAAGACTGGTAGCGATGCAAAGAAGATGTTTACCGACAAGGTCGTCCCAATTTCATTACACTATCCATTCTTCTTTAAACCAATACAAGACGGGATGGACCGTCCCAAGACAGAGCTTGCCTACCGTGTCCCAGCATCCAAACTCACAAGAAAGTCCATCACCAGTACAACCAATTCCAAGTCCATCACAGGGACGCTCGAAGGGCTCGATACAACAATAGATTGGAAGAACACAGGTGATAACTCGTATGATGGTGAAAAGTTAAAATTACTTGTTCACGATGAATCTGGTAAATGGGAAAGACCAGATAATATATTAAATAACTGGCGCGTTACAAAAACAACGCTGAGATTAGGAAGCAGAATTATAGGAAAATGTATGATGGGATCCACCTCAAATTCTTTAGATAAAGGTGGTGATAACTTTAAAAAATTATATAATGGCTCAGACGTTACAAAAAGAAATCGAAACGGACAGACTAGTTCGGGATTATATAGTTTGTTCATACCTATGGAATGGAACTACGAGGGATTCATTGATTCTTATGGAATACCTGTATTCGATACACCCAAATCTCCGGTTGAAGGACCATATGGAGATCCAATCGATATAGGTATTGTGGAGCATTGGGAAAATGAAGCTGAAGGTCTTAGAGATGACCAAGACGGTTTAAATGAATTTTATAGACAATTCCCGCGTACAGAAGAACACGCTTTCCGAGACGAAACAAAAAATAGTATATTCAACTTGCAGAAAATATATGAGCAAATAGATTATAATACTGATATTAATCAAAATAAATTTATAGTCAAAGGTAATTTTTCGTGGGAAAACGGTATTAAAGATACTAAAGTTATATTTACCCCTAATAATAGTGGAAGATTTAATATATCTTGGGTTCCTCCGGTACATATGCAGAACATTGTAATAAATAATAGAGGTAGAAAAACTCCAGGAAATGAACACTTAGGGGCTTTTGGATGTGATAGTTATGATATATCCGGTACGACAGATGGTCAAGGATCTAAAGGAGCATTGCATGGTTTAACTAAGTTTAGCTTAGATGAAGCCCCTTCTAATAGTTTTTTTCTTGAATATGTATCAAGGCCACCAACGGCAGAAATATTTTTTGAAGATGTATTAATGGCTTTAGTATTTTACGGTATGCCGTTACTTGCAGAAAACAACAAGCCAAGACTTTTATATTATTTAAAAAGAAGAGGGTATAGAGGTTATTCAATCAATAGACCTGATAAGCTTTATAATAAGTTATCTGTAACAGAAAAAGAAATAGGTGGCATACCTAATTCATCAGAAGATATTAGACAAGCACATGCGGCTGCTATTGAGTCGTATATTGACAAATATGTGGGGCTAAAAAATGATAACTCATACGGTGATTTATATTTTAATAAAACATTAAATGACTGGGCTGGATTTGATATAAATAAAAGAACAAAGTTTGATGCAGCTATTAGTTCGGGATTAGCAATAATGGCTTGTAATAAAAACATGTACACACCAGCGGCAATGAAAACAACTAAAAAATTAGAATTTAGTTTAAAAAAATACAATAATAAAGGACTGTTATCCAAAATATTAAAATAAATGGCAAAAATACAACCAATAGGATTATTTCCGAGTCAAGCAGTTTCAGATTCAGAAAAAGCAAGTTTAGAATATGGTACTAAAGTCGGGATGGCTATTGAATCAGAATGGTTTAAAAAAGATTCAGGAACATCAAAATATCAATCTAATAGAGAAAATTTTCACAAGCTAAGATTATATGCAAGAGGAGAGCAATCAATACAAAAATATAAAGATGAGTTGTCTATAAATGGTGATTTATCGTATTTAAATTTAGATTGGAAGCCGGTGCCTATTATACCAAAATTTGTAGATATTGTTGTAAACGGTATTGCGGAAAGAATGTATGACATAAACGCATATTCTCAAGACCCATCTTCTGTTAAAAAAAGAACAGATTATATGGATAATATCGTTAGAGATATGCAAGCTAAAGAATATATAGAAGAAATAAAAGGAACTTTAGGTATTGATACTTTTAAAACAGATGCCACAAAACTCCCAATGGACGAAACAGAATTAGGAGTTCATATGCAAATGGAATACAAACAAGGCATTGAAATTGCGCAAGAAGAAGCAATAAGCAATGTTCTTGATAAAAATAAATATGAATTAATAAAAAAGAGACTTGATTATGATATAGCTGTTATTGGAATGGCTTGTGTAAAAAATAGTTTTAATAAGTCAGAGGGGATAAAAATTAACTATGTGGATCCTTCCGACATTGTTTACTCTTTTACGGAATCTCCATATTTTGATGATTTATATTATGTAGGAGAAATTAAAAAAATAAGTATTGTTGAACTTAAAAAACAATATCCCAATATAACTGATGATGAAATTGAAGCAATAGAAAAAAATGGCTATGGTTCTAGCCGTTTATTATATAATAAATCTTATGGGGCTATGGATGGGGATGATGAAGGGTTTGTGTATGTGTTAAATTTTGAATATAAAACTTATAAAAATCAAACTTATAAAATTAAAAACACTGCATCTGGTGGTAAAAAAGCAATTAAAAAGAACGATGATTTTAATCCACCTACTGATCAAAGAGCTAGATTTGAAAAAGTAAATAGAGCAATTGAGGTTTTATATACAGGGGCTAAAATAATAGGTAGCCAAGATTTATTAAAATGGGAACTAGCGGAAAATATGACAAGACCTAAATCGGATACAACAAAAGTTGAGATGTCGTATAATATTGTAGCGCCTAGAATGTATAAAGGAAGATTAGAATCTCTTGTAAGTAGAATGTCAACATTTGCTGATATGATTCAACTAACGCATCTTAAACTACAGCAGGTATTAGCTAGAATGGTTCCTGATGGGGTATTTTTAGATGCTGATGGAATTGCAGAAGTAGATCTAGGTAACGGAACAAATTATAACCCACAAGAAGCATTAAACATGTATTTCCAGACTGGTTCTGTTATTGGTAGATCAATGACACAAGATGGCGAATTTAATAACGGTAGAGTACCAATACAAGAATTACAAACAAGTAATGGGGGTGGTAAGATTCAAAGTTTAATAACCGCTTATAATTATTACCTACAGAACATGCGAGACGTAACTGGATTAAATGAAGCAAGAGACGGCTCGGCGCCAGACAAGAACGCACTAGTTGGTCTTCAAAAAATAGCAGCAGCAAATTCAAATACCGCAACAAGACATGTACTTCAAGGGGGATTATATCTTACACTTAAAACAGCGGAAGCTATTTCTTTAAGAGTATCAGATGTACTAGAATATGGAAATACTAATAATTCTTTTATAAACTCATTAGGTAGGTTCAATGTAGCTAATTTAAAAGAAGTGAAAGAATTACATCTTCATGATTTTGGTATATTCTTAGAATTAACGCCTGATGAAGAAGAAAAACAATTACTTGAAAATAATATACAAGCATCATTGCAAAAAGATCAAGTAAACTTAGAAGATGCAATCGACATTAGAAACGTAAAGAATTTAAAACTTGCTAATGAGCTATTAAAAGTAAGAAGAAGAAAAAAAATGGAGCAAGATCAAGCTATTGCGGCAAGGAACATAGAGTTACAATCTGAATCTAATGCAAAATCCGCAGAAGCAGCCGCCGCCGCTGATATTCAAAAAAATACTATTTTAACTGAAAATAAAGTTAAAATGAATCAAGCCCAAATACAATTTGATATACAAAAATTAGAAAGAGAAGCGGCTATTAAGAAAGAGCTTATGTTGCATGAATTTCAATTAAACGTAAAGCTTAAAGAAATGGATTTACGAGTAATTAATGATAAAGAGAAGTATAAGGAAGATAGGAAAGATGACAGAACAAAAATACAAGCTTCTCAACAATCAGAGTTAATTGATCAAAGAAAAAACAATAAACCACCTAAAAACTTTGAATCCGCGGGATTTGACAGCTTAGGAGGCTTTGGATTAGAACAGTTTGATCCTAGATAATAACTAAGTAAATAAAAAGGTATGCGTATTCTTGCCTTATTAAAAGAGTGCAAATAATTATATTATATTATGTCAGAAGAAACACAAGAAAATGTAGTAGAGGAAGAAAATCCATCTACTGCTGAAAAAGAAACGAAAGTACTCAAAAAAATGGGTGCTGATATAGGTGAAGAATCTATCACTAAAGTAGATTTAAGACAAACTAAAGAAGAAACAGATGCCGTTCAAGAACAAAGCACAGATGAAAGCGTGTCACGCGGAAGCGGCACGGATGAAAAAACTGGGGAAGAAGCCAAAGTGGAATTGCAAGAAGTACAGCAAGAAGAAGGCCAATTAACTTTAGAAGAAGTAATTGACGAGGAAACTAAAACGGAACCTAAAGAAGAGCCTAAGGAAGAAGTTGTTGAAAAACCCATTGAACAAACTGAAGTACAAACCGAAGTAAACATACCGGATAATATACATGATCTAGTGCAGTTTATGAATGAAACAGGAGGTACGGTAGAAGATTTTGTAAATTTAAATAAAGATTATACTTCATATGATAACAATGAAATTATTAAAGAATATTATAATAAAACAAAACCTCATTTAAATACAGAAGAGGTTGATTTTTTAATAGAAGATGCGTTTTTATATGACGAAGAAATAGATGATCCTAGAGAAATAAAAAGAAAACAAGTTGCTTATAAAGAACAAGTAGCTGAAGCAAAAAAATATCTTGAAGGACAAAAAAGTAAATACTATAAAGAAGTAAAAATAAACGGCAGTTTAAGTAAAGATCAACAAAAAGCTGTTGACTTTTTTAATAGATACAATACTGAGCAACAAGAAATTGCTCGACAACAAACCCAAGCGACAGATCAATTTAAGACAAAAACTGAACAGGTTTTTAATGAAGAATTCAAAGGTTTTGATTTCAAAATTAACGATAAAAAATTCAGGTATAATCTTAAAGATGTTGAAGATGTTAAAAATACTCAAATGGATATTATGAATATTGTAGGTAGTTACCTTGATAATAATAATAAACTAGACGATGGGTATGGTTATCATAAAGCATTATTTGCCGCTAAAAATGCTGATAATATTGCGAATCATTTTTATCAACTTGGTAAAACAGAGGCTATAAAAGAAATTTCGTCTGAATCTAAAAATATTAATATGGATCCAAGACAAACAAATTCAGGCACTGTTGAATCAGGGGGCGTAAAAGTAAAAGCAATATCCGGCGACGATAGCTCAAAACTACGTATAAAATTAAAAAAATAATAATAATTAAAAATTTCAATATAAAATGGCAGCAATAACTCCATCAGCTGGAGGCTCGTTGAACGCAACGCCGGCTCCAGTTAAACAGACTTTGTCAACTAACTACCTATCATTTACAGGTGGCTCAAATGACTGGTCTCAGCAATACCTACCAGATTTATACGAACAAGAAGTTGAAGTATTTGGAAACAGATCTGTAGCTTCTTTCGTAAGAATGGTTGGTGCTGAAATGCCTATGACTGCGGATCAAGTAATTTGGTCTGAGCAAGGTAGACTACACTTACACTATAAAGGCGCATCAGTAGCTAACACCGGTGTAATTACAATCGCATCTTCAGGAACTCACGCAGTAAGAGTTGGACAAACTATCGTACTTAGCGATAACCAATCTTCTCCTACAGTAATTAAGTGTTATGTTTCTGCAGTAGCGGCTAACAACACAACTCTAACAGCAATACCTTATACAGGTGCTGCAACAGTTGGAGCAGTGTCTGGATTTGATACCGCTGATGATAGTGGATCAAACACGTGTGACTTTTTCGTTTATGGTTCTGAATTTAAAAAAGGAACTAACGGGATGACAGGCGCAGTAACGCCATCTTTTGCATCGTTAACTAACAAACCAATTATAATTAAAGATAAGTATGAGGTCTCAGGATCTGACGCTTCTCAAATTGGTTGGGTTGAAGTAACAGGAGAAAATGGACAATCTGGTTACCTATGGTATTTAAAAGCTGAAGGTGATACAAGAACAAGATTTGAAGATAACCTTGAAATGGCAATGATTGAAGGTGAACTAGCAGCAGCAGCTGGTGGTGTAGACTCTCAATTAGGTACAGCAGGATCAGAAGGAACTGCAGGAACTGAAGGTCTTTTTGCAGCAATTACTGCAAGAGGTCACATTACAACAGGTGTTGTAGGTTCTTCAACGGCTGATGATTTAGGATCTTTTGATAACATTCTAAAAAAATTCGATGCACAAGGTGCTATTGAAGAAAACATGCTATTTATCAACAGAGAAGTATCTTTAGCAATTGATGATATGTTAGCAGCGCAAAATTCTTATGGGTCAGGTGGTACATCTTACGGTGTATTTTCTAACAGTGAGGATATGGCACTTAACTTAGGTTTTTCAGGATTTAGAAGAGGTTCTTATGACTTCTACAAAACTGACTGGAAATACTTAAATGACGCATCAACAAGAGGTATTATTGAAAACGATATAAGAGGAGTCGTTGTGCCAGCTGGTACATCTACTGTTTATGACCAAACACTTGGTAAAAACATTAAAAGACCATTCTTACACGTTAGATATAGAGCTTCACAAGCTGATGATAGAAAAATGAAATCTTGGACAACTGGTTCTGTTGGTGGCAACATCACATCAGATCTAGATGCGATGGAGGTTCACTACCTATCAGAAAGATGTTTAATTACTCAAGGTGCTAATAACTTTATGTTATTAACTTCTTAAATTTTTCATAGTAGAGCAGGGCATTGTATTAGTGCCCTGACTTTACTTTTTATTAACTTTTATTATATTATATTATGACACAAAAAACAAAAGCCGAAAAGGCACAAAAACCTATTAAAGAAGCTGTAGTTGAACAATCAGTTGAAAAAATAGTTAAGCAGCCAAAAGAAACAAAACCTTCTTGGGTTGCGAAAGATAGGGTTTACGCCCTTAAAGACGGTTTAGCACCTTTAACATACACAATAAAAAGTTCTAACATATTTTATTTTGATGAAGAAAAAGGATATGAAAGAGAACTTAAATATACAACAAATCAAAAAACGCCATTTGTTGATGAATTTAAAGGAGTAGCTAAATTAGAACATATAACGTTTGAAGACGGAACATTAAACGTTCCAAAAAGAAAACAAACATTACAAAAACTTTTATCATTATATCACCCTCAAAGAAATTCATTATTTTTTGAGTTTGATCCAGAAGTACAAGCGGAAGATGAGTTAGATATGATAGAATTAGAAATTGAAGCTTTAAACGCAGCAATGAGCATGGAAATTGATCAGATAGAAGCAATAGTGCGTACTGAGGCTGGAAATAAGGCGTCTAAAATGACTTCTAAGGAACTTAAACGTGATTTGATTAATATTGCAAAGAAAGATCCTGTTTTGTTCTTAGAACTAGCTAATGACGAAAACATTAATATTAGAAATATGGGTATTAAGGCAGTTGAAGCAGGTGTTATCAAACTTTCAGCTGACCAAAGAACATTTACCTGGGGCTCAAATAATAAAAAATTAGTTACCGTCCCTTATGAAGAAAATCCATATTCAGCTTTAGCAGCATTCTTTAAAACCGATGAAGGTATTGAAGTTTATACTGCTGTTGAAAAAAGATTAAAATAGTAAATAATAGTCATGGCCCTTAAGTGGGCCTAAGGCTATAATAAATAATAATATGGCCATAAATGTAAATACAGTATATAGAACCGTGCTATCTATAATGAATATAGAGCAACGAGGTTTTCTCACTCCAGATCAATTTAATAGAATTGGTAGATTAGCCCAATTAGATTTATTTGAAAAAGCTTATGTGGATTATAATAGATATATAACAAGACAAGAAAACAATACTATAAATGATGAGTACGCTAATTTAGCAAAAAGCACTAAAGAAAAAATTGATGTATTTTCAACATCAGCCACATTAAATTTTACAGACGGAGTTGCAGCGGTACCTTCAACTTATTATAAATGTATTATGATTTCTACCGGCTCAAGAGGAACTGAAGTACAAGAAGTACAAAAGTCTAATCTTCCTCATATAAATTCTTCAAAGCTCACAGCCCCTTCTACTTCATATCCAGTTTATTATAAACAAGGTAGTTTATTCTTTATATTGCCTACAACTATATCTTCTGCTACTATAGATTATACATTTAAACCATCTGACCCTGTTTGGGGGTCTACAACAGGTTCTACATATGCAGATATGCAATATGCAAGCGGAAGCTCAACTGATTTTGCGCTTCATGTCTCAGAAGAGGTGCCTTTAATAATTAAAATATTAGGTTATGCAGGTGTTACAATAAAAGATCCAAGTGTAGTACAAGCAGCAAAACAAGAAGAAACTCAAAAAATTAATCAAGAAAATACATAATAAATGGGACTAATTACACAATCAGCTAGAGAGTATTACGAAGGCAATCAATTATTTACAGGAAACGGGTCTACTACTGCATTTACATTAACTTTTACTCCATTACCAACAGCAGAGTCATTATTTAGAGTATTTGTCGCGGGGTTAGAGGTTGATGACGACTTACATAGTTATAATAATAGCACAGGGGTAATTACATTTACTACAGCACCCGCAAATGGAGCTGTAATAAAAGTTTTATTACAAAATCAAAACACAGGTAACTATAGGTATATATCATTAGCGGATATAATAAATAACTTTTTAGTAGCATATGTAGGTGATGGGAAACTTATAAATTATGTTTCAAAACAGGATGTATTATTTCATGCTAAAAGAGGTATTCAAGAATTTAGTTATGATATTTCAAGAGTTGAAAAAATATTTGAAGTAATAGTTCCTACAACATTAGTTGTGCCTATGCCTCAAGATTATGTTAATTATGTAAAACTTTCTTGGGTTGATGATAATGGAATAGAAAGACGCATATATCCCACAAGCAATACTTCAAGGCCTTCTCAAGCTGTATTACAAGATACAGACAGTGAATATCTATATGACACTGACAATTCTTTACTGTTAACAGAAAATGAAATAACTAAAAAGTTTAATGGCATTGAAACAAACACCGAGTTAGGCAATAGTAGTTCATATGACTATTTTACAGCTAACTCAGATTACAGCAATAGTGCACTAGGTTATGGTAGAAGATATGGAAGTAACCCTGAACATCTACAGGTTAACGGCGTATTTGTAAATGATGAAGCTAATGGGCAGTTTAGCTTTAGCAGTAATTTATCGGAAAAAATATTAACTATTCATTATGTATCAGATGGATTAGGTACGGATGCAGAAATGCAAATACATAAAATGGCAGAGGAAGCTTTATATAAACACATGGCATATGCAATACTTACAACAAAAACAAATATTCCAGAATATATTGTAAATAGATATAAAAGAGAAAGAAGGGCTGCTATGCGTAATGCAAAACTAAGATTATCAAATGTTAAGCTTCCTGAAATTGCAGCTACAATGAGAAATAAATCTAAACAGATTAAACACTAGATAAATGCCAGAAATCAAAAATACTTTCCTTGGTGGGAAAATGAATAAAGACCTGGACGATAGACTTCTACCAGAGGGTGAATACAGAGATGCACAAAATATTGAAGTATTAAAACCTGATGGTTCAAATGTTGGTGTTATACAAAACGCTGCTGGTAATACAATAGCTCATACAACACTTGGTTTATCTTCAGATGTGGACGTAATAGGAACGTACTTTGATGAAAAAAACAAACGTATATATTGGTTTGTTACAGATAATAATGATTTATCGGCTACAGATTGGTATATAGATTCAGGATTAACTGACCCACGATTTCATGCTATTTATTATTACGACGCAGACCCCTCTAGTGCAACTTTTAAAACAGCTAAAGCAATTGTAACTGGAAGATTTTTAAAGTTTAGTAAAAAATATAAAATCACTGGGATTGCAATGATTGATGATTTATTGTTTTGGACAGATAACAAAAATCAACCAAGAAGAATTAATGTTGTAAAAGCAATTGGAGATACAGATTTTTATAATAATGAATTAAAAATAAGTTTAGCTAAGTATGCCCCATATACACCTGTTGTATTTATGACAGAAAATGATATTGATGGAATTTCCACAATGAGTAATGACGCAACACTTGAAAATGATTATATAGAAGAAGAGTTTGTAAGATTTTCATATAGATATAAATTTAATGACAACGAATATTCTGTACTAGCTCCATTTACACAAATAGCATTTCAACATTCTTATAAATCAAACACAGAGTATGGAGTATTTAATGAAGCTGCGGAAGCAAGGGCTTATCAGGCAACAGAATTAGACGGGATGATAAACCATGTTAATACCGCTGTTTTAGGTATTGATTTGCCAAGTATAAACCCTAATGCTGATTTTGAAATAAAAGAAGTTGAAATTATAATTAAAGAATCAGATAGTACTGTAGCAAGAATAGTTGAAACGAAAACATTGACTGATGCAGATATTAGTTCAACATTTTATACATATACTTATAAATCTGATACTCCACAAGAAACTTTACCAGAAGATCAAATAACAAGAGTTTTTGACAATGTACCTACAAAAGCAAAAGCATTAGACATTGTAGGTAATAGATTAGTATTTGGTAATTATTCTCAAAATATAACTGTTCCAGCGTTAGACTATACTGTTTCTTTTGGGGCAAAAGCAACACAAACTTTTACAGGTGACGGGAGTGAGGATGAGTTTACATTAACATTAAAATCACCCACGAGAGGATCAACAAGTATACCTCCTGCAAATACAAATCAATTTGTTGTTTATATAAATGATGTATTATTAGCCTCTTCAAATTATGCTTATGATGGAACAACAGGGGTAATAACATTTAATACAGCTCCTGCAGATGGGGCGGCTATAACAGTTACATTAGTTAATCATGAATACCCTGATAGCTCATTAAAACAAAGAAGAACATATCAAATAGGTGTTGTATTAGCTGATATATTTGGAAGACAATCGCCAGTTATTTTACCATCAACTGCTTCAAATTCTATAATTACAGTTCCAGCAAGAACAAAAGCAGGTGAGTTTAATAGTTGGGTAGGAGATAATTTAAAAATAACTTTTAATGCACAAAGTGGTAAATTAATACCGGATAGCGATGTATATTCAAACGAATTAAACAGTGGTGTGTATAGCACGTATAATCCTTATGGGTGGTATTCTTATAGGGTTGTTGTAAAGCAATTGGAGCAAGAGTATTATAATGTATATACGCCTGGAGCAACAGCTGTAGACAACAATTCTTATATAACATTGTTTGGGGATAATATAAACAAAATTCCTAGACTAATGGAAACTATTTCAGCAGATAACGCTATAGCTAGATCAAATGTTATATTATTTCCTAAAGTAATTAATACAGCTTTTTACACAACTACAACTACAACCACAGGAACAAGAAGCGCAACTACTGGAGGAAAAACAATTACATCAGCGGCGATGGTTTTTTCATGTAATCAATATCAAATATTTAATAGACATGAAAGCTCGGATAAAGATTTTAAGTTTACTCCTTGTACTAGTTCAATATCAAATCAAACTGATTTAACAAATGCTGCTACCACAGTTACATTAGGAGCAAGAAAAAAACAAATAGTATGGTCATTAACGTTTCCTGATTTAACAGCAAATGCTGATGTTGGTTTTGTAGAAGTAACTCAATTAACTTTTAATTCTGTAGCAGACGCTAACAGTAATACAGGATATGGAGCAGCAGAAGTTACAGACTCATCATCGGGACAAATAGCTAAAACAATTGCATATAACCCTGAAAAAAGAATACAATCATTATCAGCAGACGATGAACTACCTATAACAGGTATTGGTAAACTATCAGATTTTAGTTCAATTAATATAAACACAGTTCAAGAATATAGCAGATCATCATCGCTTACAGACGATGCAGGTGGGCCTTTCTATCAAAGAGAAAACAATCATTTAATAGCTCAATTGCCTCCATATGGAGAAACATCAAGCGATTCAGATTTACATGGAGTAAGAATGCTGTTTACAGATGATACTGCCTCAGATAACACAGAATTTCCAAAATCAGGAGTTACATCTTATATAAAAAGAGGTAAATATTTAGATTTAGCAGTATTTGAAACGAAACCTATTGAAAGTGAAATAAATATTTATTATGAAACTTCAACTACTGGATTAATTAATGAGTTGAATGCTTTAGAAACAGGAGTATTTACTTCAGCCAGTGTAACAGTATCAAATTTTGCAGTAGCTGAAGATGGAGCTATTACAGCGCCAACAATTGATATTGGCTCATTACAATCCGTAGTATATGTTAACGCAACAACAGACGCAGATGAAACTGTAGGTTTTAATTATTTTGCAGTAAGCACAAATACAACCAGAACAGCACAATTAACTATAACAGCTCCTAATGGGTATACAAATGCGGGTCAAAATATTATTATGTCTACAACAGCTGTACAACCAGCAACTAGCGGGCTAAGTACAACTGTGCCATTATTTTCTGATTTATCATTAACATCAACTGAATCTACATCAAGTTCAGCCGCAACATTTACGGTGTCTGCAACAATAAGTTCAAATGGAAACGCAACTGTATCTGCAAGAGGATTTAAAATAGGAACTACAGATGTATTCGCTAATGCAACCTCGGTTTCAGTAGGAAGCGGTACAGGTACATTTACAACCACCAAGAGTGATGCAACAATAAATACATTATTTTATGTTTGGGCTTTTGCAACTAATTCACAGGGAGTAAATATACAAGGGCCAATACAAATTACAACGCCAGCACTTGGATTATTTCAGGTTTCTGACTGGACAGGTAGCATAAGTGTTGCTCATACAGGGGCTGTTACAACAGTTGCAGGAAATTCACCGCAAGTTTTATATGCTCCTTCAAGTGGAGTAGCTGCTAATACTAGTAATACACAAACAGTATCAGTACCTTTAGGAAGATCTGACGGTTCAGCTAATACTTATTCTAGTAATAGTAATACTATAAGAATACAGATACCTACAAGCGGATATAGTAATTCTGCTTCATCAGATTATTTGTATACAGCAGTAAGAAATGTTATACAACCAGCAGCGCCAGCTTTAGTAGCATATACAGTAGCGGTAAACGCAATACCTTCAGGATTTTCTATAGCAGAAAATGCTGTATTTACACAAGGAACAATTCAACCAGGAGCGGATTCTTTAAATAGTGTTGCATTATCAGGTAATGCGCTTACAAACGGGGCAGCAACTAATATATCAACTGTTACAGTTGCAACATTGAGAACATTAACATTAAATATAACACCAGGATCTACTTTTACAAATCCAAATGCCGCAGACTTTACATATAATATTGTTCAACCAAGTGTGCAGCCAACATTGACTACTGGTAGTATACCAACTCAATCAACTGAAATTACGGGCTCAACAGACATAGATTTAAGAAACTACTTTACAAATGGTAAGTTTTTTGAAATTACAAGTAACTCAGCAACAGCTTCAAAAATAAGTGCTACAATTGTAAACGGGTATATATTAAGATTAACAGGGCAAGGATCATGTAATGATATAACAGGTACAACTTCCGCAGGAAGTATAGTAGTAGCAGCATTTAATGAAAAAGCAACTGTAGACGGAAGTGTGGCGGGAAGTACAGCATCAGCAATAACAGTTGTAAAAGGAAATGCTTCGGTATCAGCAACAGTGGCGTTAAATGTAACAGCTTGTAATCAAAACGCAACCCTTACAATGACTTTTGTTAGCGGTAGTTCAACTTTTGATGGATGTACAGTAGAAGGTATTTCTTCGAGTGCACAAGGAAATGTTTCAAAAACTCATACATACGCAGTAAGTGACATAGGTTCAACATTTACAAATCAAATGCAGTTTACGGTTTCTAAATCAGGAGAAAATCTTTCTCCGGATATGATTGTTGTAGGGGCAGGAGGTTCAGGATTTACTGTTGTGAAAACTGATAATGGAAATACTGTAACTATTGGTTTTACAGGAACCAACCCTAATCAAAATGTAAATGGAAATATGAATTCAAGCTTTACTGTTAATATAACAAGAGCAGCTCAATATGTGTCAGCAATACAGCTTAATATGATAAATGTAGGATATACAGTATCAGGAAATGGGATATTAAGTTTGTCAGGAGCAGTCAGTAATTCGCTAGCTGACATGGATAGTAAAACTATAACAGCATCTTCAGGTACCTTTACTGCCGACCCAGAAGTATTTTATAGTGATCAAACACCTAATACAACTAATTATATACATGTAACTTCTCACACAGCGGATAGCCCTTTTCAAATTACTAAACCTTCGGCTAACGGTAATAGTAGTTTTTCAATAACAGGTAAAACAAAAATATTAAGTAGTGATACAAGTGGTTCAGCTAATGTAGTAATGGTACCAAATACTGGAACACCAAGCGCAGTTACAGGAATTAAAATACACGGAGTGCCTATTCAAAGCGGGGGAGCAGGAACACATTATTCTGTAAACAGAAACACAGCTAACACAAGTATACCTTTTGACATAGTAGGAACTGGAAATATTGGTGTTACAATTTCAAATGCAAGTGTTAGTGGATCAAGTGTAACTTTAAATTCACCTTCTACTAGTACATCAGGATCATTTAGTGGAACTTGCTCAATAGGGACAGCTGCACAAAATGGTTCATTTACATTAACAGCAACCCCTACAGGGGGAACAGCTTATTCAATAACTGTTGACGTTAAAAGAATAACAGACGATGGAACATCTGGTATTATAGGATATTGGTATAGCGGGCCTCATTCAGGCCCTAGTACATACCCTGTGCCATCAGACGAGCTTGAAAGTGATGGCTATCCAGCTATTTGTGATATAGCTGTAAGTAGCGCTAATAAGATATATTCAAAAACTTTAGGGCGTAATATAGGAGATGTATATTATACAACACCTGAAGCGGCTCATACACAGGGAGCGCAACAAGGATCTGTTTTTGATGGTAATGATAAGTATTATAGAGTGCAAAGAACATATTTTTGGACTGGCTCTAACAGCTATATTAATTTAGGTAGCCAAACGTTCTACATAGAGTTTGGAAGCAATGGCGCAATTAAGTGGCCAGGTCAAGTTTCTTGTGGGTTGAGTCACCCTTAATAATAAATAAAATAGCGTAATAATAAAACTATGAGTGTAACACTAGAAATAAAATACTATAATACCTTTCTTATAAAGAGTTCTGAGGTTACGCATCAAGTAATTGGAACCGGTAATGGGAGTGCAACTGCATTTACTATTGCTGAAATTAGCGGGGACACTATATATGCAGTACCTAATTCAGAAGCGGATTTTCAAGTATATTTTGATAATGAATTACAACCAGCGTCAGGATATACATATAAAAACAAAACAAGAGTAATTACTTTTACATCAGCCCCTGATAATAATAAATCAATATTAGTTGTTGTAAAAAGCTGGCATATAGAAGAGTCAAGAATACGAGGGGCATTTAATGGTAAAACAGTAGACTTTGGGGTAAGAGCGGCAATAACAGATAATGAGTATGCGCCAGAAACAAGAGAAGCGTCTCTTATATATTCAGGTATATACAATGGAAGAACAAGAACAAACCAAATAAATCAGTTTAATCCTTCAATACCTAATACAAAATCAATTGATTCATCGTTTGGATCAATACAAAAATTATTTGCAGAAGATAATAACTTAAATGTTTTTCAAGAAAACAAAGTGCATAATATACTTATAGATAAAGACATTATATTTACAGCAGAGGGAGACCCTCAGGTAACGTCTTCAGATCAAGTATTAGGTCAAGTTGTTGCATATACAGGTAATTATGGTATAAGTAAAAATCCCGAAAGTTTTGCTTACCATGCAGGTAGAAAATATTTTACAGATAAAAATAACGGGGTTGTTTTAAGATTATCTAGAGATGGTATAACTGAAATATCTAATTTTGGTATGCGAGATTACTTTAAAACAAATTTAAAGCTTGCGGATTCAATAATAGGTATATGGGATAATAATAGAAAAAAATATGTACTATCATTACAAGAAAATTTAGTAACAAATACATTTATTGGAAACGGGAGTGATACTACGATTTCACTTGCATTTACAATAGTTGACGCAAGTTTTGCTACAGTTAATTTACCTGACCCTACAAACATATCTCAAATTGAAATATTTCAAACAAGTAGAGGTACAACAGCATTAGCTGCAAATACAGATTATACATATAACACTTCAACCGGTGTTGTAACTATGGCATCGGCACCTCCTGTAGGAGATACAATAACAATACACTTAAGAGATTTTACAAGTGGTTTTCAAACTGTAACATTTGATGAAGATATAAATGGTTGGTCATCATTTTATGGATATAAACCTGCGTTTGGAGGAAGTATAGATGCAGACTTTTATACTTACGGCGTAAATGATTTATATAAGCATTATGATTTAGATGCTAACAGGGGCTCTTTTTACGGAAACTCTACGATTGCTTCAACTGTTGATTTAATATTTAACAAACCTCCTTCAGTTTCAAAGTATTTTAGAACTATAAATTATGAAGGCAATACAGGATGGTCAGTAAAATCTATTGAAACAGACAGTGACAAAGGCGCATTTATACCGGCTTATGTATCTACAAGCGCTAGTGCAGAAAACACTTGGCAAGACTTAATGATAACAGGATTTAAAAAGAAAGATAACAAATATTACTCGTATATTGTAAATGAAACTTTACCTAAAACAAATGAAGTATTGTTTGGTGGAGATATATCGGGTGTAAAAGGATTTTTTAACAAAGTACAACTTAGTGTTTCAGACACTTCAGCAAAAGAATTATTCGCGGTATCAAGTGAATACGAATTATTAACTAATTAATTATGGAAGAAATATATACAATAATAGAAGTAGCTAACACTTTACAACACGCGGCTGTAGACCCCCTTAGTATAGGACTAGGTATTATTAGTATTATAAATGGTATTGGTCAAAAAAGAAAAGCAAAAAAAGCATATGAAGAAGCGGAAGAAGATGCAGCAATAGCTAAAGAAGCATATTTATCTTATGCAGAAAAATTTGATAATCCAGTGCAGCCCGGAAGCACGAGAACTATAGCTAGATCTTTAGAGCAAGATCCGTCTTTAATGTTAGGGGGTAATAGCCCTTTTAGCCAACTTCCAGCATTTACAGAATTCCCGTTTCAAGAAGAAAATGACTTAGCAGGAGGATCAACAACAGAAACTCCAGCAGGAAATACTGCGGAAACAGCTGCTACAATGCTTAGTAATAATGAAATAATGCAAGCAATGCAACAAGCAGACATTTTTGGCCCTAATTCTTTATTAAATGATTTAGACCCTGTGAAAATACAAGCTAGCCTTGATATGTTTAATATATTAGGAAATGGTAAACTAGATGTTCCGTATTGGGAATTACAAGCTGGTTTTGATAAAATAGCTAAAAAAACAAACTATAAATCAACAAACCCGGATAGTGAATATTTTGATGAAGAAGCTGAATTTACTGGAACACAAACTGAAGATGTAGAAAGAGACGCAGAAGGTAATGTTGTTTTAGATTTTGATAATCTTTTTACTGAAGAATTTAAAAAACAAATAAATACGGATGAATTTAAAGAAGCCATTCAAACTTCTATGGAAGAAGCTAAAAAACCTTTTATAGACGACGAAGGCAACTTTGATAATGCTGCTTTTGTAGAAGATATGGAAACAAAAGGAAGAGCAGCAATAGAAGGTGGAGCGTTAGCAAGCGTCACAACTGAAGATGGATATTTATTAAGCCCTGATGGTACTAAAAGTAATGTTTTTATAGGTGTAGGTGGAACAGCTGGTTCTACAGGTGGAACAGGAACAGGAGCTGGAGGTTTTACAATACCAGGACAAAGCGGAACAGGAACAGGAACAGGAACACCAGGGGGCTCAACCCCAGGGTTTGCAGGCTCTATAAAAGCATTGCAAATGGAAGAATTAGGAGGACAGCTGTATGCTGACAGTGAAATTAAAAACCCATACGGAAGATTTCGTGACAAAAGTGGCATTATACAAGATAGAAGCGACATATTTACAGGGGCAAACGATAGAAGAAGATTATTAAGAGATAGATCTGACATGGTAGATCCTACTACAGGATATTTAAATGATTTAAGAAGGGGCGCAGAAGATTTTTCTGGATTAGCTGCAGACACAAGTGATTTAGCTTCTAATACATTTGCAAACTTACAAGTAGCTACACAAGCAGCAGATTTACAAGCGCAACAAACAGATCAAGCATTAGCAAATACATTGTCAACCATTAGAGCAACAGGTGCTGGAGCAGGGGGAGCAACCGCAATTGCACAAGCAGCTTTACAAAGTAAATTAGGTATTTCAGCAACGATTGAGCAACAAGAAGCTAGAAATACACAATTAAGAGCGCAAGGGCAACAACAAGTTGAACAAATAAGAATGAATGAAAGCAAAAGGCTACAGGACATTGCTTTTTCTGAAAGATTAAGACTAGAAAGTTTAAGAGAAAGAGAGGGGTTAAGATTAGATACTGCTGCTCAAACAGAAGCTCAAAGGTTGCAAGGAATTAGATTTGGTGAAGCAAGAAGAGTAGATGATACTAGTTTTCAAGAGGCAGGTAGAATACAGCAAGCTCAACTTTCCGAAGCAATAAGAAAACAAAATATACAACTTGCAGAACAGCAATCATTAAGACAAGCGGATGTAGCGGGGGTTCAATATCAACAAGGTATGGCATTTGATATGGCTCAAAGAAACTTAGATAGATTATCAGGACTAGCAACACAATCTATGGTTAATCAACAAGCTGCACAAGCTGCGCAAGCTGCAACATCAGGAGCTGTAACAGGAGGCTTATTTCAATTAGCTGGCGGTCTTTTCGGCGGAGCATTTGGTGGCGGTGGTGGTGGTGGGAGTACACCTGGAAACACAGGAGCTTATAACGATTTTAGCAGATTTACAGGTTAATAAAAAATAAATATAGATTTTAAAAAAATATAAAATATGAGTTATAGGAATCCTCAAATAATTACGCCCCCAAATTACGGAGAAATATTTGCAAGAAACATGCAATATGGAGCAGCTTTGGTAAAACAAGTTATGGACCCTTTACTTGCAAAAATTAAACAACAAAAAGAAAGTATTCAAGCAGGTAAAAATTATCTTTTTGATGTAGAAGGAAAAATTGACACAATAGTTGACACAGGAGATATCCAGTTTGACAATGTTATAGAAAATTATTTTATTAATGACGCTTCTGTTTTAGCTACAATGTATGCAGACGCCGCTAGAGGAAGAAATTTTACAGAGCTAGATGTAAAAAAATCCGAAAGAGAAAGATTAAAAAAAGTTAATAGAGTAAGTAATATTTTAACAACTGTAGCGGAAGAAGCGCAAAATATGACACCTGAAAAACGAAGATTAATATCACTTAGTCAAGACGAAAATCAACTTGCTTATTTAGGGCTTATTGATTCAATTCAAGAAATTAATGAAAGCGGATTTAGTATGGTTGATGATCCTGAAACGGGTCAATTAAAAATTTCATATATAAAAGCGTTTGATAGGTTGAAAGAAGGTGAAAAAGGGGAATACGCTGGGTATACTGTAGAAGAAATTGAAGGACTGATTGCAGCAGGTTATAATCTTAGAGAAGATTTACGAACACCCGCAGCAAAGGGAGAAGGTCCTACAATATTTAATGTTTTAACAAACGCTAATAAAATTATAGTAGGTGATGCAGATGATTTAAATGCAAGAAGAAGATATGGAACATTTTCTAATAAAGGAATAACGCCACTCAGCGATCAAGATGTAATATACGGTAGCGAAAGAGATGCAGAAGGAAAACTTATAGATAACGGATTAAGAGATGCTAATGGAGTGGGTTATGGGCCAAACAAGCAAATAAAAACTGTTTTAACTATAAGAAATTTTGATCAATATCAAAAAGATTATAGAAAAGTTTTAAATATAGATTTAAACGATGTAAAGCTTGATAAAATTTTTGATGATGAAATGGCAGGTAGAGTAAATCCAGAAATAGATCCTGAAATTACTGCTCGTGATGGATCAAAAGTAAACGTTTCAGCAGCTGCAATTAAAATTGCAAAACAACTTGCAGCACAATACGGGCTTGCAAACACACAAAAGGACATTGAGCAGTTAGCGTTGGATATAACTTCTGGTCGAAATAGAAAAAATGAAAATGGAGAATATATTACAACCGTAACAGCAGTAAGAGATTCTCAAATAAATAATTCTATACGCCTACAAGATATTGAAGAGGGGCAGGTGTTTAATTTAGCTGAAATTGTACATGAATATACATTAGATGAATTAACACATATGGGAACTACTAGTGCTATTTATAATCAAGATGTGAAAGGTTATACTTTTACAAAAGGTACTGGAATAAAAGAACAGTTAAGCTCTATAAGTCAAGGTAAAAAACCGCCTACAGTAAAAGGTGAATCCGGACCAACTAGAACAGAACTTCAATTTGCAGCAGCAAGAAACAGAAGATTAACCGGTATGAGAGGCGCTATAGATTCGTTTGATAAAATATCTTATAATTCTGAAAACGCTTATGATTCAGGTAGAATGTTATTAGATTTATCTGAAACAGGATTTCCGCAAACAGAATCATGGCTATCAGAAAATTTAGGTTTAAAAATGAGTTTAGCAACACAAAAGGACGCAGACGGAAATTATCCTAGACGTGATTATAAACGTGATGAAAATGGCGAGTTGTTTGGTATATTTAAATTTGATTCTAACGCTATTGCTAAAGATTCTAAAGGAGTTTCGCTTGAAATGACATTAACTAATGGTAAAACATCTTTGTTCGATATATATGAAAAAGTATTTGAATTAGAGAACATAACTGAACCTGATGGAACTTCCATAACAGCGCAAGAGTTAGAAAATACATATGCTAGAGGAGGAGAAGACTTTGAAACATTTATTGAAAACTTAAGTAAAAAATATAACTTAGCTCAAATATTGGGGCTTGATAATTAATACTTTAATATTATGAGCGAAGAAATAAAACAAAAATTATATGCTTTACTAAGCGATCTTGTTGATCAAGGTTTGTCAGAAGAAGAAATTAAAAAAAGAGTAGAAGCCGAAAAACAAAAGCTTCTAAGCTTGGAAAAGACAAAGGGTGTTGCAAGACCAGCTGCAACTGTAGCACCAAGAAACGTGGCAGCCGCTTCGGGGTTAGCCTCGGGAACTTCTTTATCGGAATCACAAAGACTTGTAGCTCCGATTGCAAAACCGCCTGTACAAAAGGATAAGCCAGAAGGATATATAGATTATTTTAAAGCTGAAGATCTTTTAGAAAATGAAGAGGATATAAACTCTAAATTTAAAGGTCAGCTTAATAGTTTAGGTATTGAAATAGATGAAGCTAATATAGGAAACGGAATTATATTATCTTCTGGTAGTGGTAGATTTATTCCAGGTGAAGGATATGGATCAGGTAGAAGAGATTTAGTTGAAACAGGAAGAATTAAAGTAGGTCCTAAGCAATCACCAGAATATTTAGCAAGACAAGCTAAAGTTTTAAATGACTTTTTAAATACTAACGGAAATAAAAACTACACTGAAATAGCGCGTAATAAAGAAGGTAATTCTGAATTATATGAAGAATATTTAAAAAATATTTCAATAGCTGACACTGAGCTTAGTGATGATAATATACTTTTTGATGAATTAACAAGGTATGAAAAGTTTATAGATATTGAAAATAGTCAAAAAGAAAAAGGAGGAGATTTAGGAGCATTTCAATTCAAAACAGGTGTTGACCCATTAGCTACTACTACTTTTAAAAAAGAACTTCCTTTTAGAAATGAAAAAGATAAAGCGCGTTATTTAAAATTTAAAGAAGATGGCGTAATGCCTGATTATACTGAAAAAGAATTAGAAGAATTAAAGCAAGAGAAAAAAACAAAATATGCTTCAAACAAGTCTGATGATTTTGCATATAATTTAAACTCTACGCAAAGAAAAGACTTAGGAGCAATAGCTTGGTCAGAACAAAATGAGTTAGAAAAATCTGTAAATCAATTTGAAAAAGATTATAATACTCATGAAAAAATATCCCTCCCTGTTTTAGAAAAAGCAATAAAAAACTTTTTAGCAAACCCAACTTCTCGCGAACTACACGCAAAAGCTAAAAACTTACAAATAAAATTTATAGAAGAAACTAATAGGCTTCAAGAAAAACAAATAGCACTATCTACAAGCGCTAAAGAAAAAGAATTTTTGCCATTAGCTGTAAGTGACTTTTTAGCTAACTATAATAGATTAGAACAATTAAGAACTAGTTTTAAAAGCTTAGGTACAGACATATTATATACTACTCTTCAAATTGCTCAAGTATCAGGAATGGGAACGAGCGAAGCACAAGCAATGTCGTCTATTGCTCGCCAAAGTACTCCTGCTCAAAGAAACAAAATGCTTGAAAGTCAAACAGGTATTGTTACACTCGCGGAAAGAATGAAAAAAGAAACAGAATCGTTTCAAAGACCTATTGAAATAAGCGAGGTTAAAACAACAAAAGATTTTGGTAGGTGGGTTGCTGGATCAAGCACAAATTTAATACCCTCTTTGACTATGGCTTTTACGGGACCAGCTGCTTTGCCTTTATTTGGATTATCAGGAGCTGGAGGCGCAGGTATTGATATTGCTATAAATCAAAAAAATGCAGTAGAAAGAATGATAGCTAATGAAAAACTTTTAGCAGAAGGAGTTTCAGACGAACAAAGAGTAGAGATTGAAAGCCAAATGAAAAAGGATAAAGAAACTTTAAATTTATCTAACATAGAACAAATAGGCTTACAAGGATTATATGCAATATCTGAAGTAGTATTTGAAAGATTAGGTACATTATCATTATTAAAAGGTGTTAAATCAGCTCTAAAAAGTTTACCACCTACTACAATTAAAGAGGGATTTAAATTTGCAGGAACACAACTTAGTAAAGGTTTTGGTAAAGAGGGAGGTTCAGAGCTTGCAACTACATTAACTCAAAACTTTGGTGATATATTTATATTAGGAGAAGATAAAAATTTATTTGAAGGAGGATTAGAATCGTTTGCGCAAGGAGCATTGATGGGTACTGGAATTGCAGGGGCACCGGTTGCTAAAGCGGTAAATGAAGCTGTTGCAATGTCTTTAGCTACAAGATCTGAATATACTAGAATGAAAGAAATTACTCAAAAGCTAAGAGAGCTTACGGGTATTACTTCGCTTGAAAATGCACCTGATGGTAATATTAAAATGCCAACTAAAAATCCTGAAGTTCAAGAACTAATTGAAGAATTAACAGGAGAAATGAGTGCTATAAAATTTAATATAGTAGCAAGATTAGGAAAGGATATTAGTATTGAGCAAGCTTATGAAATAGGAGAGTTAAACAGGGAAATGAGAAAAATCAATGATAGATTTTCAAAATTAAGTTTTAACACTGATTTATCACCTGCAGAATTAGATGCCGCAAAAAAAGAATTAGAAGCAAGATATGATAATTTAATTGAAAGAAGAGAAAATATATTAACAGATAAAGACTTACAAGAAGAAACAAGAGCTCTTGCAGATGCTACAGCTGTTAAATTTGACTCAACTTTAGGGTATCAAATGTATGAAGCTCGTATGCTTAATAACAGTGAATTAAATTTGCTTGATCAATATAATAGTTTAAGTAAAACATCCAAACAATCTTTATACAATCAAGCTAAAAAAGATTTAAGAAAAGATGCAACTCCATACGCTAGATTAACAGAAAAACAAATAAAAGATCAAGCTTATAAAAATTACATAGATAATGCTTATAAAGAAAAAATTGAAAAAGGAGAGGCTAATGCTAAGTCTTATGCAAAAAGCAATGGGCTTGATGTAAACTTTGTAAAAACAGAGACAGTAGAACAAACTATACAAGCATTAAAGGATGCGGGAGCAACACAAGCTGATATAACGAAAGCTAAAAAGGCTTTAGAAGACGGTGAGTTAGAGGCTATGCAAGAAGGAAACACAGTAATAGTTCACATGCCTAATGCAGTTAAAAACAAAAGAATAGGTGTGTTTGCTCACGAGTTATTGCATATACAAGCAAAAATTAAATATGGTACTGATAATGTTACACAAGCAGGAAAAGATTTATTAGCTTATTTAAAAAGAAACGACAAAGATTTACATGCTCGTGTAAAATTTAGAATAGATCAAAGTTATAGGGAGCAAAACCCTGAAGGTGAAATAGTTGAAAACGAAAACTATTATGAAGAGGCTATGAACGCTATGTCAGATGTTATAGCAGACGGCCAATTTGTAAAAGCAAACTCATTAAATGCTATAAGAAAATTTGTAAACAATTATTTACCAACTAAATTTAAGTTTAAAGATAATGAAGGGGAGGGTGTATTTAATTTTGTAAAAGATTTTAATAAAAGTGCTCATTATGGTAAAGCCCCTGTAAAACTTGAAAACGTTTTAAACAAAGTTGTAAGTAAAACATTGGGAACTAAATTTAGTAAAACAACAGCAAAAGAAATTGATGATGCGTATAGCAAAGGAGATGGTGCTTTTCAAATAGCCATGATGTATGAGCCTTTAGTAACTAAGCTGTCTCAAAAATATAAAAACGTGCCTGATTTTAGCGTTTTAAAAGAAGACTTAATACAGAATGCTCTTTATCAAAAAGGAGGCGTTATAGACCTTATAAACAGCTTTGACGGGCGTGGTACGCTGTCTGGTTATGTTGGAAGATTACTTCCGTTAAGAATGAATGCATTCGCAAGCGATTTATTTGGTCAAAAATTTACTGATGATGTAACTGAAAGAGTAGATGTTGCCGCACAAGAAACACTACCAGAGCAAGTAGAAAGAGAAGAAATACAAGAAAAAGAACTTGAAGTAGCAAAAACTCAAGAAAAAAGAAACATTTTAGATAGAGCAAATCTTTCAAATGAACTACAAATAAAAGCTTTAGAGGCGGCTACAAAAACATTAGGAACAATGCTTCCTCAAATTGATATTAAAAAAGGTAAGAACTTTAGGGAAAAATATAAAATAGCTGTAAGAAACATGCTTTATGAAGATGTGTCTACTGAATTACGCGCTTTTAATAACACAGATTATTATGGTTATATTAAATTAAATGCGGAAGCTTTGTATGAAATAATGCCTTTAGGCGATTTAGCAAAAAGTCAAGCTTTAAAAAATTTATTTTTAGAACAACAATTTGATAAAGACGGAAAACCTGTAAGAGTATTAGAAAGCTTTACTGGTAAAAAATCTTATGCTGGTAATTTAGTATTTAAAAAGAAGCCTTGGGCTGAAGTTGAAAAAGCGTTTATATCTGAATTTGGAGTAAAACATTCTAATCATGCTCAAAGAAAAGCTTTTGTAATAAATACTCTTGCAAAAGAAATAGCTTTTGATGAATCAATGCAAGCTTTAAACAACCCCGCAACTTTAGAAAAAATACCTCTTACTCAAGAAACTGAAATAAATGAATTTATTCAGGAGTTTGAAATGAACATACAAAGAGGAAGATTTACTAAATACAGTATTACATTACAAAGAAAAATTGATAGTGATCCAAGTCTTCAAGAAATTATAAAAGCCGGTATGCCGGAAGTAGTAAAACAATATAAATCAGGTAAACTATTAGGTAACGCTTTTGAAGAAGCAATAGCTCCAGAAGAAAGTTTAAAGTTTTCAATTACAAATATTAAAACTATAAAGAATGAGCTAAATAGTTATGATTTAAAAAATAGAAAAGTTGTTGAGCCTACATATAATGTACAACATATTGAAAATGAATTTGGGTTTGAATCAGGGCAACTTGCAACAAATGGATTATTAAAAGCATCAAAAAAATTAGATAGAGATTATTTATTTAATGCTGAAGAAAGAAGTACGATTAAATCTATTATAGAAGAAATGGGCGAAGACTCTGCGTTGAAAGAATTATGGGCTGCTAACGCGGGGGGAATAAATCATTATGTTAAATTGATATATCCGGATGAAACTTTATCCTCGGCTCAAAAAAATAGATTTAATCAAGACACAAACACAGAAGAATATAAAAAATCGTTAAGACTAGAAGATACGCAAAACCCTAATAAAGGTTATAAAAAAATAGGAATTAATGAAGCTAAACGCCAAGATAAAGGTGTAAATTATGGAATTAGTTTATTAAACAGTTCTTTAAAAGAATTAAAAGTTGCAGAATTAAACTTAAAGAAAACAATAAATAAAAACCCATTAAACGAAGCAGGACAAGAAGCGTCAAGAAAATTAGGATTGCTTAACAAATTAACAGGGCTTGTTTTTGCAGCAAGTAGTCATGGTGCAACCCAAAGCAATATTAAAGCTACTGCTACTACAATAGCTACCAATATTCCTCAAAATATAAACTTAGGGTTTTATATAGAGCATCAACCAGCTACAAGTGTTTTTGAAAAAAAATATTTAATTCCGTTTTTAGCTAAATATAAAGCAGCTACAGAAAAAAATTATAAAGAAGTTATTGATAATTTTAGTAAAGAAACTAAAGATAATAACACCGCTGTAGCATTAACTCATTTTTGGAAATATGTATTTGAAGCCGCTTCTGTTAGAGCTGCAGAAGGATCATTAATTGATAGAATTAATGAAGTTTCTATTGTTGAAGGAGTACAAAGAGCCACAAAAGAATATAATCAAAATTTAAAAAACGAAAGTACATTAAAAGAAAAAGAAAAAGGTTACAATGAAACATTAAAAATTAAAGAAGACTTTAATAAACTGCCTAAAACAGAAAATAGCTATAAAAAATATTTACAAAAACTTAAAAACAATAATTACACAAAAAGTAATAATGATTCTATAAATAGATTATATAAAACTTTTATAGTTAATAATGGCGATATTTTAGCTGGTTTAAATAGAAAATTAAATGAGCGTGTAGCTACTGTAAAGAAAACTTTTGTAACAGAAAAATATATAAAAGAGTACTCGCAAAATAATTTAGATTATATTAAAAATAACATTGAAGGAAAAAGCATAAGTGATATAAAAAATCTATTTGCATCAGAAATAATTTTAAGAGATGATTTAAATATTGATGCTGAAGGTTTGATTTTAAAACAATCTCAAAATAAAGCAAATGATAACTTAAAACTTTCAACAACAAAAAGAGCACAAGCAAAATCTAAATTAATAAAAGATATGATTGACCGTAAAAGTACACGAGCTCAATCAGTTAAAAGTGGTAAAGATTTAGCAATAGCAGAAAGATTAGGTGAAAAAGCTAACGCATACAATAGAGGTATATTTGGTCAATTGTCTATTCCTTATAATGCAGAAGATTGGCAAGGACTATTATATAACTTAGCTGGTAAAGGGGAGCAAGGAACTTCTGATTTAAAATTATTAAAAGAATTATTAATAGACCCATATACAACAGGGGTTTCTCAATTAGAAACAGAGCGTTTAGAAACAATGGAAGCTTTTAAGCAATTAAAGAAAAAACTTAGAACTTCTCCCCAACGACTAACTAAAAAATTAGATGAAATAGATTTACCTATGTTTACTGTTCAAGACGCTATTAGAATATATGCTTTTCAAAACTCTGGGCATGACATACCAAAGCTTTCAAAAACCAATTTAAATAAATTAGTAAAGTTTATTGAAGGTAATCCTGATTTAAGAAGCTTTGCTTTTGGTTTAACAAGAGCTGTTGGGAAAAAAGGATATATAAAGCCAGAATCAAATTGGCAAAGAGGTAATATTGGAATTGATTTAGCAAACAGCATTAGCAAAGTAAAAAGACCTAAAGCTTTAAGCGCATGGAGTAACAATTTAGAAATTATATTAAACCCTACAAATAGAGCTAAATTAACAGCAGCGTTTGGCTCTGATTTTATTGACACTTTAGATAAAACTATTGCTAGAATGAAATCAGGTACAAATAGAAAGCCTTCAGGGGATAAAACAGTAGACATGTATCAAGACTTTATAAATGGGTCTGTAGGGACTATTATGTTTTTTAACATGCGCTCTGCTACTTTACAAACTATTTCTGCTGTAAACTTTATAAACTGGTCTGATAACAATCCTTTAGCAGCTAGTAAAGCTTTTTTAAATGCTCCTCAATTTGCTAAAGATTTTAAAAAGTTATTTTATTCAGATTATTTAGTTAGTAGAAGGAAAGGGTTAAAAATAAATATTCAAGAATCAGAATTAATGGATGCTGTTACTAGAAGTAAAAACCCAATATTAGCCGCTACTTCATATTTATTAAGAATAGGGTTTACGCCAACACAAGCTGCAGATAGTTTAGCTATTTCATTTGGTGGTGCTCCGTTCTTTAGAAACAGAATAAACTCTTATATAAAATCAGGATTAACTACAGAAAAAGCAGAAGAAAAAGCGTATCAAGATTGGAGACAAATATCAAATGAATCTCAACAGTCTTCAGACCCTTCAAGAATTAGTGAAATACAAGCAACTAACTTAGGTCGTTTAATTTTTGCTTTTGGTAATACACCTTTTCAATATACACGTATTGGTAAAAGAGCTTTACAAGATCTTATAAATAGAAGAGGAGATCCTGTAACAAATGTTTCTAAAGTTGTTTATTATTTAGCTGCTCAAAACTATATGTTTAATGCTTTACAAAATGCAATTTTAGCGGCAATGTTTGATGATGAAGAATTAACTGAATCCCAAAAGAAATTTAAAACTGCAAAATATACTAGAATGTATAACAATATGGCAAATAGTGTATTAAGAGGTACAGGTATGAGTGGGGCTGTTTTAGCTGCTGTTAAAGATGCTGGTTTAAAATATTATCAATTAAAAAATAAAGAAAATCAATTTTTTGCAGATTACGGCGAAATATCAGACGCGTTGCTTTCTATATCACCACCTATTAGTCATAAACAAAGAAAAGCAGAAGCAGCCGCAGAGGCAGGTAAATACGATAGTAGGTTTCCTCCAGCATTAGTTGGGGCGGCAGAAGCAGCAGCTCTTGTAAACATACCACTAGATAGATTACTAAGAAAAACAGAAAACATATTAGGAGCATTAAATTCTGATTATGACAATTGGGTGAGAGTAGCTATGTTTTTAGGTTGGTCAGAATATGAATTACTTCCTCAAACGCCAAAAACTGTAGGAGGACCATCTTCAATACTTTCTTTACCATCTGAATCTAAAGCGTTGCCTAGTGAAACAAAAGTAAAACCAAGTTCAAATTAAAAATTTATGAAAAATATTAGTCATCACATATCTTATAGAGAAGGAGTACTGTCAAATACCGCTACTCGATTAAACATTGACAATATACCAGACAACTATCAATTAGCAAATATGGAAGCTGTTGCTTTAAATATATTTGAACCTTTAAGAGATTGGGTTCGCGGTCCTGTAAAAATAAATTCATTTTTTAGGTCTGTAGATTTAAACACAGCAATAGGGGGAAGTAGCAGATCGCAACATTGTGAGGGAAGAGCAATTGATATTGATGATACATTTGGATATAAAACAAATGCAGAAATGTATAATTATATAAAAGACAACTTAAATTTTGATCAACTTATATGGGAGTTTGGTAATGATACAAACCCAGATTGGGTGCATATAAGTTATGTATCAGAAGATCAAAACAGAAAGCGTTGTTTAAAAGCAGAAAGAAAAAATGGAAAAGCAGTGTATAGCATTATATAAAAAGCTTTTGCTTGTATGTGTATTACTTACTTTTGTTTCTTGTTATACTATTAAGAGTAGTGTTATAGGTTATCTTTCAGAAAAATACCCTTCTAAATATTGGCATGAACAACAGCGTATTAAAGATAGTATAAATAAAAAGGAGCACAAAGCTGTGCCCCTTTCCTGACTAATTAATATGAAAAAAAACTGATTAGTTATTTTTTTTACTTTCTTTTTGATTTTCTTTTTTAAGCGTATCAACTGCTTTTTCGTATCCTTTCATTCTTTTTATAACCTCCAATGTTCCTATGGTCATGTTTTGAGTTCTAACTACTTCTCTAATAAGTTGATCTACTGTTTCTTCTAACCTCTGTAGATTACGTGCCATTAAAATTAATTTATTCTCCTTCATAACTTATACAGGTTGTTATTTCTTGTACTGTTTGTGTGCATATTCCAAACTCACATTCATTTACAATTTCTTCATCATAATAATAGTATTCATAACAATTGCTTTCTTCTTTACTACAAGAGGCCGCCATAATGAATAAAAGTATTACAAAAAAACATACAATATAATCAGCTAACTTCATTTTCATCGCGCCTCGTTTCTTAATAATAACTTACCACTATACTCGTCTATAGTTTTTATAAGTCTATATATTTTTCTGGATTGTATTTTTATAGCTTCTATTTCCGTTTTTGTAGACTCTATACCTAAATTACAATATAGGTCAGCATCTATTTCAAGCAATGTATCAACTTTTCTTTTTTTTGACCATGACTTGTATTCAGCTATTTTTTCTATATCGTCTATTGTATATGGCATTTTATCCTTCAATTAACTCTAAGTTACGCATTTTATCTAACTCTTGCTTCGTTTTATAGTATTTTTCTTTAAGAATTATATGGTTCATAAAAAGCTCTTTATATCTTTGTTCAACAGTCATGTTAAGATGAGGATTAGCAAAATCGTATCGTTGCTTTAGTTTAAGCCTAGCTTCATTGTATATTGAAAGATATATATCTTCTCCCCAATCTTTAAAATTTTTAAATAATTTTAATCCATGCAATACAGAAGCATGATCCTTATCTATTACCGCTCCAATATCAGTTAACGCATATGGAGTAAGATCTCGACATAATCTAAAAAATACCGCTCTTTGATACACGTTGTGTCTTTGTCTATTTTTTTTACTAAAGTCATTTTTAAATAAGTCTATTAGTATACTTTTAATTTGATTTAATTCCATATTATTTTTTATAAATTGTTAAACAAAAATCTACAAGGGGTAAATACAACACATGATCATCATAATCCTTCATTCTATAACTACGCACTCCTAATAATATTCCTGGATAAAATCCTATGTGTACTTCCCAATTTGGCTTGTTCTTCATCTTTTTTTTCCTTGCCCCCTATATTTTTTTTTATAATATTTACTAGACTTCAAACCACTAGTTTTAGTTTTTGCGTGCACACCTGGTCTTCTAACTTTTTTTCTTTCTACAGTTGAATATGAAATACCTTTAGCCATAAATTTTTACTCCGTGTTTATTTTGAACGTCTACTAACTCACGCCATTTTAAATAACCTCTGCTTTCCATAGCCCAATTAGTATATTTATTTATTTGTCTTTCTTTATATTTTTGTCTTGCAATTGCTTTTGAGACTCTAATATTAGCTTCACTGTTTTGTCGCATTCTTTTTGGTTTTGGGGTTTGTAAAGTACAATACCCGGAAGTTGTTCTGTAACATATTTTTTAAACAATTTCCACCGCATAGAAAACGTTTCGTTTGCACGACCTTTACATTCAATTATAAATTTTTCTCCTTCAAAATCAGGGGTATATTTTATTGATTGTATTTTTTTAACGCCTCTGTTTTTAAACTCACCTTTAGCGTTTGCTGTTCTTTCATAACTTTCATTATTAAAGTAAAATTCAGGAATTAAAACAAAAGTTCTTTTTTCGTACTTAGCTTTAATACTGTTTTGCTTTAATGCAATATACATATATTTTTCTAAACCTGAAGCAAAATTAATCCCGTCATATGTAACTTTCTTTGATACAACGGGGCCACGCTTTTTACTACGTCTTATCCTTTTCATTATAATCTTTTAATAAGACTTCTTGAAGCTCATCAGTTAAAACTGATTTAAGTTTTTCAATATAGTTTACAGCGTCCATTAATTCTTCTTGTATATTATTAAGCCATTCATTTATTGATTTACTGTCTTCGTCAAGTGTAACTTTATATTTATCAAAACCTACATCAGATCTTGATATAAACTTTTCTACCACTTTTTGTATGATAGGGTCTCTAAAATCATATCCTCTTTTACTCATCTTTTACAAATGTTCCGTTAACCATTTTACCTTTTCTATTTTTAATTTCCTGATAAGCTTGTTCAATACACTTTTCTATATTAACACCAAGGTGCTCAGATAGATTAGTTAACACAACAACACAATCTCCAATAGCATCCATTGTTTCTTGCTTATCTTCTTTTAATACTGCTTCAGAAAGCTCTCCTGTTTCTTCATACAGCTTTAATAGCTGCGTTTTAATATCTCCGTGAGTATATATGTTTCTTTCTTTTGCCCAAGCCCTTATACGATCAAATATATTTCTTCCGTTTGTTTGGAATAAAAATTCTTCATAATATGCTTTGTTATATATAAAACACTTTTCGTTATTAAACATAGATTTTTTAGCATTTGCTAATATCCATATTCTTGTTTCTTCTGTGTTTTTAAATTCACCTAATGTAGTTTCCCATGTCATACCATCGTTTTCTATTAAGGCATCAGCTAAATGAACACGCGGACAGGGAAAAGTTGTCGTTTGTTCAGTAATATTAATTTTCATTTCTTTTTTAGTCTTTAATAATTTATTATATGGAGTTATATCCACTTTGTATCCAAACTTTTTTTGTAGTTCTCTTTCTTGATCTGATATAAAATCTATATCGTCAGAGCTGAGTAAAATTTCATACTCACCTGATTTGTAACCTTGTGTTTTAGTTACACGTTTTAATAGGTTTGTTGTTACACCTATTTTTTTTCCAGGAATGTGATACAAGTAATACATTATATAGCTACTTCTGCTTTAATTATTGGCCCGGGGGTATAATCATGTAATACTAAGTTACCACTTTCATACGTAAAAGAACAATCATCTTTATAATTTGTTTGTTCTATATATTTTCCTACTGCATCAAAATGATTTGTATATATATGCGCGTCAATTATAGATACATCTAATTTATTAGGTAAAGTGTTCGTTTCAGAAGCAACATATAACATAATTTTTGTAAATAAACAAATATCATAAGGTATGCCTAAAAACATATCACCTGATCTTTGAACTACAAACATGTTAAGCTTGCCTTGATACACATAAAATTGAAAATATAAATAGCAAGGAGGCAAAGCCATTTGCTCCGTCATTGCGGGATTCCATAAACTTATTACATGGCGCCTGCTGTGTCTATCCGCATTAATATTATCTATAAGGTCTTTTAATTGATCTATATCTTCTCCATTAAAGTTTCTTAATTGATAACCATAAACAGGTCCTAAATCACCTTCAGGTGTAGCCCAGTTGTCCCATATATGAACATCATTGTCTTTAAATCTTTGAATATTTGTTTCCCCGCGCATAAACCATTCAAACTCTGTGTCAAATATTTTTTGGCTCATGTGCTTGCCTTTTAATATTGGAAAGTTTTTACCTGTAATTTTCGTTAATCCTAATTTACTTTCTGTAAGAAGCTGTATACTTAATTGTTTATGAAATAAAGCTTTTGTGCCAACGCCTGTTCTATCTTTACGTAGGTCTCCGTTTTTTATTATATCAATTAGTAGTTTTCTATATTGCTCTTCGTATATCATTGTTTTTATTATCAATTGGTTTTCGTGTTCAATTCGTACTTATTATAATAATAAATACTTGCTTTATATATTTGTTTTTGTATTTCACCGGGACCATATACATCAGGTGATAAGTTTGGTTTTTCTCCTTTTTTATAAGGACCTAAGTTTATACCAACTTTCCACGATTTTCCGTTTTCTACACACACAGGAAATATTCTTATATTGTTTTTTACACAATAGTCCCATGCTTTATTTTCAAGACGCGTTGAGCTATAAGTACCCATGTTGAATTTTGTTTTGCGGTAAAGTATGAAGACAGGCACATACAAATATAGTAAATCTATACATTTTCCCAAGGTAAAGGGTTATTCAATTCTGCATCTTCTTCTATATGTGGTATATATGAACCGCTTTTTGGTTCCCAAGTAAAAAAACATTCAGCGCCATTTTCACCTAAGTTTTGAAACTTTACTTTTAATACTTTTACTTTTGTTGTTTTATTTTCATAATCTCTATGTACTAATAACCCATGGTAACTCGCGTCATACCATTCACCTCCACCTTTAATATTGTACATAGTAGGCTCTTCAATTTTACCTGAACTATCTTTATACATTTTTGTTGGGTGTGCAACTATAATTACTAAAACATCATATCGTTTTGCAAACTGTTCAATTTTAGTTAAATATTCTAATGTGTAAGTATTAACATCCATACTATTAGCATCTACGTCTCTAATTTTATTAAAAGGGTCAATAACTAAACACTTAATACCTTTACGCTTTACAAGCTCTGCACCTTTTCTTAACACAGCTTCAAGTGATGGCACTTCAAGATCAATAAAATAATAATTTTCATTTATATGATTTGAGACCTCTTTCCACTTATCGCCATCAATATCTTCATGTGAAGGCATACCTCCCCATATTTTACGCATAATTTTGTGTGCGTGTAAATATGTAGGTGCGTTTTCAGGTGAAGCAAAACCTATTTTCCAATCATGACCTATGTTATATCCAATAACCATTTGATCAACGAAATCACTTTTACCACTACTCGGTATACCAGTAACAGTAATAAACTGACCAGTGTAAGTACTGAAGATATTATCAAAGTTATTAATGCCAATCTGAAATCCCGGTTTAAAACCGTTTTTAACAAAGTCTTGTAAGTCATCTTCTAAGTCTTTAAAGGTTGTAACATTCTCTAAGGGTACAGGAGATGCCTTTTCTATTATATTAATTAAAGATTTAGGATCCTCTAATAATACTTCATTTGCGTCTTTATGTTTATTATAGTCTACTGTATAACAAACTTCAGAACCTAATCTTCTTATTAATTCTTGTTTTAACGCTATACCAGCTGCATCATTATCAACCGCTATAATAATTTTTTCTTTATCAGCAAAGTAATCAATACAATTATCTAAATAATCTAAATTATTTGTATTAAGTGTAGCACCGTTTGGAACGGATATTACGTTTGGAATACCAATCTCGTGTATAGCACAAACATCCATTTCTCCTTCTACTATAACACACCAGTTATAACCTATTATACTGTTTATATTATAAAATACTTTTTCTGCTCCCTTATATAACTTAAAGTTTTTTCTTGCGTCTCTGTATTTAATATTGATAAGTTGATCACCTATCATATAATTAAATTTAATAGTGTTTTCTTTTTTACCGGTTTGCGGCATGTATTCTAATCCTTCTGAAATATTAAGGTCTTGAACAGTTTTTTTAGATATACCTCTTGATTTAAACCACTGTAAAGCTTTGGTTTCTACTGGTTTATGAGTTTCTATATCATAAGAAGGCCTTGCATATTCTCGATCTGTTCCTCCTTTTCTTTGGTAAGTGTGTAGTTGAAATGTTTTATTGCAGTTGTGACAAGTACCTAAACCTCTTTCCCAGTCAAGACTTGCGCATTTCTTTTTCTTGTTTTCAGATTTACGTTGGTGAGAGCAAAGAGGACAAACACTCTCTGCTTTACCAACGGGTAGATTATATTGATTGAAATTTTCGACAAAAAAACCATTAACCTCTACCGTATTTAACATAAACTAAATCTAATTATTATGACTAACACTATTGTTTGTCAAATGTTATATCATTACTGCTTCGTGTTGAGCCCGTATTTAAAACGGAAGATCATCATCTGTTGGTGCAGTAGCTGCCTGTGCTACAGGCGCGGATTGTGACTGCCCCTGCTGTTGTGCGGCGGGCATAGCTTCTCCGTCAGTCCAAACGACTTTGATATTACCTAAATAAACTTTAGGTTCTTTCGCTTCTCGTTCTTCTTTTGATTGGTCTACGGTTACAGAACCGTTGTTTCCAAACTGATCCATTTCGTTATTGATTGCAACAACGACTGGAATGTATTTACCCTTTTTACCATTATAGATTTTATCCTTTGGTATTTTGGTAACATCTAGGTTTCCTTTTAAAATTCCTGCCATATTATAATGTTTTGGTTATAAAATATTGGTTAGGGTCAAAGTTCTCTGTTTCGTAAAACAGCTTATAAGTATCAGCTGCTTCCTTTACTTTACGTTGACCCGATTCGTAAAACTCAGTAGAGCATTCAAAGATACCTGTCTTTAATGTATTCTTGTCAATTACTAAAAATAAAAATTCATAACCGAACATAGAGGAGTATATAAAAGCCTGACTGTCATAGTTATATTTTTTACATCTTGGTTTGAATAAATTAATATCACTTGTCGTTTTTAAATCAACGATAAGCTTGTCGTCGTGGTTTACAATATCAGCTTTGCATTTCCACCATAAATCCTCTATCTGCATAATATTAGGAACTTCATATTCAATATTCATTCCTGAAATTAATTCGCCAAAGTATTTATTTTTTTCTATCTTTTCAACCATGTTTTCAATCTTATCAACTTCATGTTGAAGTAAACATATTTCACCTTCAGATAGTTCTCTGTATTTTTTTGTATTTCGTGTACTCGACTCTATAATTTTAAAATTTTTTAATTTATTTGGTTCGAGTATTGCGGTGTGAACATACCTTCCAATCACGAAATTTACATGATTTGGCGTAGGCTCCCTTAGTTTAGTAGGGTCGTTTTGTAATATTTGTATATTTGAATTACTTAAAAACTCACGGCCAATACCATTATAATATTGGTCGTCGTCTTCAAGCATTTTAAGAATTTTGTGTCTTTGCATTATAAAGTCATTTTAACATGATCTGGCGTTGCTTGCCTTGGCTTTTTAAAATCATCTGATTCATCTTCACCAAACGCTCCTAGCGCGTAAAATCCTGTTAATTTAAGGGTAATTCTTGACATAGCCCTCTTTTCAGCCATTGCAAGGACATAACTTTGTCTGCAATTTTTTTCGTTTGCTTCACCATAAGTTTCTAGTTTTCTACTATTCCACTCAGCAGAAGCTTTTACAGCAGCTGAAACACCCGGAGTATATTCTATACAATCAAATGTAATATCAATATCCGCTTGAGCTTGTATTTTATCAATACCTGCTCTTGTAATTATAGTCCAACCTTGTGGACTCCTAAAAGTATCTTCTTTATCAAGACCATACTTTTTGTATAACTCATTAAGTAATTCGCTCTTTGTCATGTTTTATATATCAACTTATACTCGTGTTCGGCTCGTGTTAACTTAAATAATCAACAACCTGTTCTGGTTCAACGTTTTTTATTAGTTTGTCGATCCCGTCTTTTTTTATTTGTGATACTCTTACGTAAGATGCTGAGCCTTTTATACCCAGCTTTTCTGATATTTCTTTTGCGCTTAGCTTGTCGCAATCTAAACCATAACTCATTCGCAGTACGTTGTACTCTGTTTCTGTTAAATATAATCTCATTAACCCCATTAAGTATTGATTTAAAATATTTATGTTGTACGTAGTAGAGTTGTCTGGAATTTGTAATAAAATATTTGCGTCTGTAGAAGTGTTGACGTCTAGACTTACAAAGATACTGTCGAAAAATACTTTTACCATTTCCTTGTTGCTGCTGTTCTTCCTGATTTCGTTTAACCTGTGCTCCGGTATCCTCATGCTTCCCCTGTTTATATCGATCGCCCTTCTTATTGAACCTTTTATTCTTTTCTTCAAAAAACCTTTTACCATAAGTGGTTCTTCTCCCGGTTTCGCTGTCCCATAAACCTTGTCCCAATCTATTCTGTCTACGGCGTTTATCAAACCTATTGTACCTTCCTGTATTAGATCTAGTATCGACATCACTCCCGACGCTTGGTACGTTAGTACAAACTTCCATGCTACCGCTTCGACTAGAGGTCTTGCGCATTCTATTAAATCTTCTCGTGATGTTTCGGAGTTGCAACATTCTTCAAATAACCTTTCTGTTAACTGTTCTTTGTAACGTATGTAGTTTTTTACACTGTAATGTTTCATCGTTTAATCTTTGCTTCTCCTCTTTTAAAGAGCTACTCATGTTCCTAAAAATGGTACGTGTAGTTACTTGTAGTTGTGTAGCTAAAGATTTAACGGTAATTTTTTTACCTACGTCGTGCATGTATAGCATTGCTTCATACATATCGCTTTCACTTGCTTTCTTTCCTCGCCCTAATACTTTACCTACAAGCTTAAGCTTTTCAATACGATCAAGTTTGCAACTATCTTTGAATATAATTTTTCTTAATCTATTCTTAGGAGGTTTGTCTAAATCTTTTGACCACAGGCTTTCAACTATGTTTACTAATCTGTCCTCATCTATTACGAATGTAATAAATCCGTTTGACTTGTTAGTAATGTGCTTTCCTAATTTTAAAAACATACTTTTTGTTATGTGATCATTTAAATACCATAGCACAAGCAAATGCCACTTTAAAGATTTAAAAGAAGTTATTTTAGCTTTACTTCTAAACAGTTCATAACACTCGTGAGTACCGTTTGTATAAAGTTTATATTCTTTTGTTTCTTCATTTGGTTCATCAAAGATAGGATCTCTCCTATAAACTATTCTGTGTTTATTTAAATAATCAAGGTTTCTTTCGTGCGACATTTGCGTGCTACTATATTAATTATTGTACCTATTGTCACGTTATTAATAACCTGTAATAACGCTGATATTTTCTTAAAAACCACAATTTATTTTTGATTTCATCAATTATTTCATTCGCGTCAGCATCCGGCATTTTATCCAGATTAAATGTTATACAGCTAATTTCATCATGCAGTTCCCATACGCGAGATCCTACATACGCTCTGTGCTTTGCCTTTCGTTTATTGAAAAGCATTGCAACAGGCGAGGGTGTAAAGTTAATCTTCATTTACTTCAATATTACTTAAGTTTAACTTAGCTTTCTTTTCAGCGTCATGACGAGATTCATCACAAGCGTAATCCCAGACTTCTTCACAAATAGCTTGAGCGGTGCCACCACTTTGGAGCTCATCGGCAAACCATGTATGAATAGCTACTTTGTAGCCTCCTTTAATATCTGACTCTAATTCGTCCCAAAGATCTTGGGGATCATTAGTCATATTACCAATGTAAGTACACTTAGACGTATTGTTTGTAGCATAGTGCAAGAGCGTACCATCCATTGTTTCTTCTGTTATATAAATTGCCCAACCCGTAAGCTTGCCACTGTATATATCATCTGTTACAATTACCTCAGTACCAAAGTAATCTTCAATTGCTTTCACATAATCGTGAGGCGTAGGTAATTCGTGTATTGGTGTATCTGCGTAACTCATAATTCTATTTCAGTTACAGGTTTAAGTGCGTCAGTCTCATTAATGTAATTTAATACATACTTAGCACAATAGTTTTTTTGAAACATATCGAGCTTGTCAAACTTCTTATCGAAGTGTTTTTCAGCTACTATATTAAGTAGCGCATCTGTAAGCATACTGCTTGAATTTTTACTTTTTTTCATATTTTACTTTATTTGTATATAATATCATTCGGTATCCGTGTTGGGTCCGTTAGCATACTATTGTCGTGTGACATTAAAACCTTAAACTACCACCGATTTCAGTGTATAGTGCAATGCGGTGTGGTATAACTATAGCGTTGTTACACCCTCCACAACATTCTCCTTCTTCTTTAACTGGAAAAGGATTATGGCCTCTACCCTGAAATGAGTGATGGCAGATAACGCATTCTCGCGTATCATTTTCCATACTTATTTTTAAGATAGTGTTCGTAAATAGTTTTGCTAATCTGTACTAGTGAAGTGTAGATTACAGCACGAATATACTTATTTTGGTGGAACTTATCAAGTAAATCTAGCTTTTCGTTAATAAGTGTAGTTTCATCGTGATGTAGTTTTGTGTGAATTAGATCAACCAACTCATAAATTGTCATAGTATAACCAGCTCTTTCTTCTCTAAAGTACTCGTCTTTAAAAAATTCAGCTGCTATGTTATCTATTTCATCCAGTTCTTCACTGGTAAACCCAAAATCTTCTGCTTTCATATATTATTATTCCTATTATCTAGGCGTGGTATCAATCTATTATATGTTAAACCCTCGTTATCTCTACCAACATTATGCTCTACAGTATAGTTATCTTTTAACCATTTACTGTAATCATTATAAACTACGGTCCACGTAGCTTCTCCTAAAGTTTCTTTAAACTCTAAAATGTATTTATTGGTTTTAGTTAATCCTCCGTAACAATAACAAGACTCCATCATGCTTTTAAATGCGTCTATATCGTTTTCAAATGCGTTTAGAATAAGCTGATTATCACGAAGAGGTAATTTATTACTGACCATTATATTACTTTTACTGTTTGTTTTGTGTGGCTGTATTTGTTTTTTATATTCCTGTTATAAAACTTTCCTATCGAGTAGCTATTACGCAACCGTTGAAATGTACGTACATGTACTTTCCAATATGAATACATAGTGCCATTTTGAAACAACACTAGTAATATTCTTTTTTCTCGATCATACGAGATTTGTTTTATTGCTTTACTATCTATTAGTAAAACTTCTTTACTTACTTTTCTCATAGTTGCGACGGGCGGACTCGAACCGCCGACCTCTGGGTTATGAGCCCAGCAAGATACCACTTCTCCACGTCGCTATATTATTAGAGTAAAGGGTGAATCTGGCATTACCTTTTTATATCACCGTTTTGCTTCACGCCGCCAGACATTTACTCATTATGAAATCACTACATATATAATATCATTCATCTTTCGTGTCGGGTTCGTTTGCGTAGCCACCCAACTTAAACTTATAACTTAGGTCATCAGCAATGGAGTGTATAGCACTTACTACCGCATCCTGTATTAAGTCGTGTATTCTACCGTCTAAATAACCATCAGGTTTCCACGCATCCGTGTTATGATTTTCTAAAGTGTCAATTACTTTTTTCATTGCCTCTTTAATATCCATATCTATTAACTCTCTATCCATCTTTATTAAGGTTTAATTTACTTTTTATTATTGTTTCAATATCAACGCCATATAAAGCGCCTTCTAAAGCTAAATAAGCCGCTTGCGCTAAACTATTAGCTCTTTGTCCTGTCATAGGGTCATCAGCAAACACATCATAACTTAATTCATCTATAATTTTTTTACAGTCATAGTTATATATTACTTTTGTTTCACAGTACTCGTGTATGTGTTCACCTATATAATGGTCTTCAAACTCGTAGTCATTACTCATTAGTTCCCAATTTATATCAGTAACGATCGTGTCAATACAATCTTCTTGGTAGTCTTTAGCGGCTTGCTCTGCTTCAGATAGCCACTCTTTTATATTATTGCTTGTCATATTAATCTAATTTAGTCCAGTATGTAAATTTATTCATTCTTTTAACTTCACTTTTGAGCTCTTGAATTATTTCAATTAATTCAGTTGAGTCAAGTATTTTTAATTGCTTTTTAGTTGGATAATGTTTCATATTAATTATTTACTTTTATATCAATACTCAATCGTGTCAGCTTCGATCTGCTCTTCACCACATCTTGGGCATATATCACCGCATATATCATCACTTATAATTGATGTTAATATTGTATGGCCACAGTTATAACATTCGCCCTCTATTTTATTTTGATACCATTCCATCGTCTAAATATTTACTTATATAGTGTGTTAATACTTTTTCTTTCTCATCGTCTGTTAATGAGTGAAATCCAAACTCTGCAAACATTTCGTCAGCGAGTCTATTAAGTTCTGCTAAATTTTTATATTTACTCATATTTTTTTAATAATATTATAATATCTATCAGCTAATTCATCTGTATGCTTCTCTGCTTGCTCATATTCTTTTATTACAGGTATATCATAGTAGTTCGCTACATAATTTATATGTCTTTGTGTAGTCACTGACCACCACCCGTGTTGAAGTATATGTCCATCTTCAAATTGAGTGTCACGTACTATTGTTGCTACGTGTGTATCATAAGAGTAGATTTTACCGTCTATTTCTCTTAAATTCTTTTTATGTCTGTCAAATGTTTTCATATTAATGAATTATTGGCATTTCATCATGCACCATCCACTCACAATTAGTTAAGTTATGGCCCATTTTTGTTATTGCAGTTTCAAGCGCTTCGCTATCCATTTCCCACGTATTTATAGGATATGTCATAACATCGCCGTTACCAAAGTCTAATACTGTTACGTATTTTTCAAATTCGCTTTTCATAATTATTTAATTTATATTTATATCATTACTGTTTCGTATCAGGCTCGTTGTCTATTTTAACAAGTTTACCATTTACCTTTTTATATCCCATTCTTTCGTATGAACGGTCGAGTACTTCTCTGGTTACATCTTTACCATTTCTATATACTATCATAATCTAATAATTTACATTTTCTAATTCCTCTAATCTATCACATAACGCATCTATATTTTCTTGCATTTCTTTTATGATTAGGTCTTTTGTTTTTATTATGTTTAATAATTCTTCTTTTCTCATAATTCTAATTTTAATATTTTATCTATTGTACTTACTATTGCATTTCTGTAATATTCTCTTTCACTTTCCCTAAGGTCTAAGTGAGTATCTACATCTAAGTTTGATGTTACTATACTATTGATAGTTTTCTCTAATTGGTCTATTTGATTGAAATTTATGTACATATTTATTTATTTTAAATTATAAGTTTTCTATGTAGTCATCATATGATTCACTTGTCTTTTCAATTGTCCAATTTATATCATCTAATTCATATGATATACTACCATCCCACAGATGTTTTTCTAATATTTTATTTATTTTTTCTATACTAAAACTACTAATTGCAGTAATAGTTACTTTTTTTACTTTTTGCATATTATTATTATTTTTAGTTCATTTATAATATCATTGTAAATCCGTATTGGACCCGTAATGGTAAAGTAGTAGTTTTGTTTAAGTGTAGATTAGTAGTGTACAGGTATTAAGCTTCTTCTCTTACTGTGAGTAAAGAGGAAAAATGTGACGTTAGGTAGTATAATATAATTAATAACACCCTACTGTCACGCTTTTACTTATTATATCAGTATAG